AATTCCTATTCGAATCAATCCGTGGTTGATGGGGTGAGCCAATTATCTCGCGTACAGGGGGCTAGTTTCTCAATAGATTTTAACCGGGAATTACTTGAGTATACTAATGAGTCACTTGAGAATACCAAATTCAACACGCCCGTTGTTAATTTTAATGGGGATTACTTAGTTACTAACGGCGCAAATGAGGAGAAATTGGGATTAGTCGTGAATGGAGTGGATAGTGCAATTTCGGCAATCAATCAGATTAAAAATTACTATTTAGTCGCAACTCACAACAATGATGAATTTTTATATTATTCGGGGCAAAAAAACTTAAATATATTCGCGGTCGGTAATTGCTTCCTAAATAGTTATAACGTAAACGCTTCTGTTGGCGGGTTTACATCGGCGTCCTTCACGGCAGAAGGTTTGAATGTAGAGTCATACACGGGAATTCCAACTGGTTTACCCTCACCCGCGTTAAATCTAACCGGCGGCCTATATGGTAACTTATTCACAATCTATTCCGGCAATTCCTTTTTTAACCCAAGCGGCGATTTCCCCGAGCAAATAGCAGCATTAGGGCATAAAGACATATTCATGGAAATTCCAATTAATTTTGGTTTTTCAACGGAAATGTCAGGATCAAATAGTTGCGCCCTTCAAGATTTTTCTCTGTCAATTAATTTCCCCAAAGACGACATTTACCGGATGGGTAGCCCTGTACCAGAGCGTAATTTAAAGATGCCGGTATTGATGGAGCTTAATGCCAACGCAGTTTTAACTAAATGGCAGGCGGATACCTTACTTAGAAGTTGCGGGGACGAAGAGAAAGATATTAAAATTGTCATCAAGAAACCTTGCACCGAATTCTTGGCAATTGAGTATTTCCTTAAGGGGATGAAACTTGAATCGCAAGAAATTGGCGAAACGATGTTTGATAAAACCCGAGTTTCATTCCTTTGGCGCGGTTATATTCCTTATGTGAATTCAACGACGAATAATTTATATATTACGCGAGCCTTCGCGGGAAATACTTCTTACGCATATATTCTAACTCATGTACGACCAATTTTCGGTTATGATGTTGATGGAAATCCATTTGTTTCCGAAGAAGAGTTTTACGAAAGGGTCGAAGTATCCTAATGGCCATTTTTTATCCATCGGGCACAGGTTATATCCCCGTTGACGCTTGGGCGCAAACGACAAATCTTTATGGATTAGATGCTTACGCATACGGACCCCTAATCACGGGTGTCCCCTTACTATCGGGTGACTTTTTCTCGGGTAGATGGGCATCCTATTTCAAGGAGGACCACGTCCAAATTAATAGGTTGACCTCAATTAATGATACTGCGAGCGCAAGTTTTACCGGTTATGAATTAGATTGGTTCGGGGGAACCTTTTCAACCAATAGCACCGCGCGTTTTACTAATTTCTCCTTATCGTTCAATAATTCTGGGTTACCCTTGGTCGCTTATCAAGATAATGGCGATTCGATAGTTGGTTTTACTAATAAACCCTATGTAAATGTTTGGCAATTAAGTGGTTCCACTCCGATAAGCAGCGGATGGCTAGGTGAAGCGCCGGGGCTAATGAATTCCCTAATTATCGATCAGATTGGTGCTAAGGGTTCAGGTAATCGCTATCAAAGATATCAAACGGGCCAGAATTTATGCTTTTACCAACTTAATGATGCCTTATATTACCGTTTTCAGTCGGGTTTTGAGTGGTCTAGTGGCATTTTAATATCAAATGATTTAACCTCTGGATATAGAGGGCGGACTAAAATCGAAATATTAGAATATTCACTGGAAAAGCCATATAGCCCTTACCGTTTTGCGATATTAAATCAAAATGCGGGTGGAACTTCGCTCCGAATGATTGGATCAACTTATCTGATTCAGTGCGGATGGGACGATTTTAAACGTTATGCTACGGGAGAGCTATTAACCGAGTATGGAATTCGCCCATTGGCAAGTGGTTATGGTGCGATAGTTTCCGATTATATATATGGGCCAAAGAAGACCCATGTTTTTAGTAACGATGATTATTATTTTGACAGTTTCAATTTATATTCAACTGGTTTACAAACGGGCCTAAATGGAACCGGTCTATTTTTTAAGGACGGCTATTCCACGGGATTCGCGACTGGTTTAACATATAGTAACGAGAATTACTTCGCGAGCGATTTTAATCTGTATTCAACCGGATTTTATAGCGGTTACGGAGTCACGGGAAATTTGACGGGATTCTCATCAGGGCTAAGCCCATTAGATAAGATAATTAGAAAACTAAATTACGATCAATTTACTGGGGTAACAAGTGGTTACTCGATTTGGTCCGGTTATTTAGGTGTAATGTAACGAAATGGCCTCATTATTTACGGATGCAGAAAAAGCTGAATTTAGCGCATTGCTCGTTGATGTGGCCGATACCTTTGAGCGCGAAATCACCGTTTATAAATCGCCCGAGAAGACAATGGTTTTCACTGAGGAAGGTTGGAATAGATTTTCGGAGAATGATCAAAACGATTTAAATAATCCTACAAATACCTATCAAAGATTTACCATTCAGGCGCGTATTTTGTATGCCAAACAGATGAAAGAGGAACTTTTAACCCCTTATGTTGGCGGCGCACTGGATGAGGCCCAACTTAAATTAGCAAGTTCAAACGGAATGGTCAGAATCAAGGTCGGGCCAACTGGTTATGCGATAATGAAAGAGGTTAAGGAGTTGGAATTTGATGGTTTCCGCTTTTCTATCGCTAGTCCCGAACGCCCGCATGGCTTATTTACTCCGCAATATTATACCTTTTACCTAACCTTAATTAAGTGAACGAGAGTGCCTTAATTCGCGCTATTAGATCCCAACAAGAAAAATTACTTGTTCGGGAGGCCACCGCATTGGTTAGGGAGCAAATTTTTGAGCCTGCCGTTGAGCAAATGAGGCAAGACTTTGATAATCACCCCGTCACGCGAGAAATTGAGAATGGGAACGCCTCCGACAATATCAGTGATACGCTAATTGGCGTTAAATCGAAAGATAATCCGCAAAATTTGTTCTCCTTTATCGGTTTTGAAAATGGCTCAGATCCAGTTTCGCCCATTAGAAATATTCTAGACGAGGAAAATGAATCCGGGCCAAAAGTAAAATACATTCGCGGGTCCCAACAAGATGGCCTAAGGTTTAAATTCGCTTTCACACCACCCTCAAAAGAAGAAATGTTCAACGAGACTCCAATGCCATGGGCCGAAGGATTAAGTTGGGCCGATAGAATTGAGAAGGGTATTCCGGGGATTACGCATTTCTTATCAAAACCCGGAATTAAGGGTAGTCGCTCGGAGGGCGGCATTCAAGTTGATGCAAATATTTCGCCCGGAGCGCGGTTTAGGAACGTCTCCTACATATCGGGGATTATAAATAAGTTTCTTGAGAATATTAGGAGGGGAACGAGGCGCGGAATATAATGAATAATCAAATAATCAACGATTGTAAAGCGTCTTTTCTCTTCTGGGTTGAGAATGCTCTCTTAAACGAGGGTCAAGCCTACAAGAATTATACATCGAAGCTATACTACCGCGCGGACAATCGTGTGCCGGGCTACGTTTCATATTCCGCCCCATTCAAACAGTGGGTTTACGATTATGGCGTTTCTGGTGCGCAAATTTGCTCTGGTATAAGCGGCTCAATAACACTGAGTAACAATCAAGGCGGTATGTTAATTGATTATGAAAATGGGCGAGTTTTACTACCTTCGTCTTTCGGAACCGGTCTTAATATTAGTGGATCTTATGCATTTAAGGATTTTAATACTTATTTGTCAAACGAAACTGAGGAGAAGCTATTAACAACAGAAAAATATTACTTAAATTCCCGCTACAATCAGGGTCCGGTCAGTGGAATTGAGCCTTACGCGGTCATTACCCCGGGAATGTTTATTAATGCCTTATCCACGGATAACAAAGGTTTCGCGTTAGGCGGCCTCAAACAGACAAGAATTTCAATGTCCACGATCCTTTTCGCCGAGACGATGGATAATTTGGACGCCGCGATTTCATTCCTGTCAGATAAAGCCGAAAAAAGTTTTCCTCAAATTAATAAATCAATTGACCCATTAACTCCATTTGGCGGGGTTAAGACGGGCTTATACCCAAGCGGCTATAATTACCTAACCGTTAAGGGGCAAAATTGGGCTCCCGGGAATCTATTTTATGTCGAGTCTGTTCGCGGATCAAAGTTATCTGACAGCTTTAAAGTTAACAACAAGAATTTCGCGGGAATAGTTGATTTTCAAATTACGAAAGAAAGGTACACCTAAATAGTGTAAAGGTAATTATGCCATTTTTCCAATCACAGCACGTTAAGATTTCCACCGGGAACGGCGAGGGATTCCAGTCGATAGAGCGCATTCAAAGTGCTACTTGGGGTTTTCAGATTCCGCGTGCGGATATTAGTAATCTTGGCCGGTTTAAGCCACTTAATGAGCGCCCCGTAATTAACTATACACCAATCAGTTATAGTATAGATGCGATTAAAAGTTCTCGCGAAATTGAAACAAATCTAGGACTAATCAATACGACAGGTGTGGGAATCGTTTTAGGCCAAACTAACGGCACTTCACTAACGAATTATGGAACCCGAAATCTAGAATTCCTAAATGGGGCTTCAAATTCAGCTAATTACGATACCAAAGTAACTGTTTATTCAGGTTGTTTAAATTCCTACTCAATGAACGTGAGTATTGGAGAGCCCGCGAAAGTGTCCTTTAACGGTGAGGGGTTTGATTATAAGGTAGAAGCCTTCACGGATGCTAAAGACAACACAAATTTTGCTACCGCTCTTGTTCGCGCGCAAGACACTTTCTATACGGGTATTCAATTCAGCGGTGCGGGCGTGACTGGATTAAACGTGCAAAGCTTCGGACTTAACCTAAGTTTCGGTCGGCAAGCGATTGGTTATTTCGGGCGCAAATTTCCAGATCGTCCTATTACTAGCATTAACGCATCAATTTCGGTAAACGGATTCTTGGAGGGGTTTAGCCCGCTAAATAATTTAAGCCACTTTGATTGCGGCCACCCATTAACGGGAAGTATTTTCGTGACTTTAATTCCCTCGTGTTCGGGTGCGGGTGCAGGAACAACTTACGAAATCACCAACTCTTACATTGATAGCGTCAACTTCGGTTCCTCGGTTGGTTCATTCACAAGTGTAGATTTTGGATTATCTTTACCAATCAGCGTTTCTGCCACTGAGGCCGCGAATGGGTCGAATTTAAAAATAACCTAAAGTTTCACGAAATAAAGTGTAAACAAAAATAACTTAATCTATAAAATAATATGAGCAGAATCCGCAATTTATATCAATCTGAGGCCATCTTTATTACCAGCGGTGTCGCCTCTGGTTATATGTTCTCATCGGGCAATTCCGGCATTAATGGCCTTTTACAAATTCATCGCGCCCAATCTTTCTCTCACGATTTTACAATTAATCGTCAGGATGTTAACCAGATGGGCCAACTTTCCCGTGTTGACTCGATTATCACTGAAGCTCCGACCGTAAATCTTTCCCTTCAGTATTATCCTACTGATGGTGCAAATGAGTCTAAAATCGGTCTATTTGCTAAGGGCGGCGTCTCTTGTTTATCCGGTATTCTATCTAAAGCCACCGACCCGAAGAATATTTTTTGCGTATTAAGTCCTGAAGGCTCTGATGCTATCGGTAATACCAATACTAATGCCCAAGCTGTTTACGCTTTCGGTAATGCTTCCGTATCAAATATTAACTGGAATTTCTCAGTTGGCGCTATCCCAACTTGCGATGTTACTTTTGAAGCCCTTAACGTAGATTATCAGACTGGTTCACAAAATCTCCCAACTCCCGCCGTTAATCTTGAGAATGGTCGCCCAATTACTGGGATTAATTTTAGCATTCCTACTGCTACCGCTGGAACTGGCGTCGGTCTATTAAGCGCCCTTAAACCCGGCGATGTTAACATTGAGATGGACAATTCCGATGCGACGGCTCTCGGTATTTATACCAGCGGCGCTAACAAGGTTCCCGTTCAAAGCGTTTCCATTTCCCTTCCTCTCGCGCGCGAAAATCTTAATCGTTTGGGTTCTGCCTTTGCTTATGCTAAAGCTGAAACTTACCCGATTACTCCCACCGTTCAGGTTGAGGTTTTTGCCACCGAACTTAAGGCCAGCTCTTTGAGCGATGTTCTTTGTAATGACGCCTTCACTAATTTCGCTGTCACCTGTAAAGAACCAAACTGCGAAGGCACCGGCGCTGTTTTCCTTCGTTTTGATATTAGAAATGCTAAGCTGGAAAGCCAGTCCTTTTCAAATGCGGTTGGTCAAAATGCGGAAACTGTTAGTTTAAGCTATAGTTGCACAATAGGGGGACCCGAGGATATTACAAACGGAATTATGATCTCCGGTCGGAATGCATTCTAAGCAAAGAATTAAAAAATAATTCAAAGCCCGCTATAAAAGGCGGGCTTTTTCGTGTTTTAATAAGTAGGAATAAGGATCACAATGGACAATAAAGCAGAACAACTATTTTTGTTTGGGTGTAAACGCAACGTCACGACTCTATTTAAGGATTTTCTAATGATTTTAGAAGCCCTTGAGAGCGATCACCTTGAATCAATGGGTAAACTAATGGATGCCCTACCAGAAGATCAGAAAGCGAAACTTATTTTAGCCAACCATTTGACTCCTGAATATATGGACCGATTGCGCAAACGAGTATTATCTAACGGCAATGATTGCTACCGCTCAATTGAGGCAACGGTGGGTAAATTGAATATTGATTTTAAGTGAGAATTTCACAATAATAAGGAACAAGCAAACATGAAAGAACTATACAAATTCAAGGTTAATGTTGAAACTGAAGTTGAAAAAACTGAGGTTAAAACCGAAAATGGTCAGGAAACTACCATTAAAACCAAGGTTAAGGAGCCGGTGAGCCATGAGATTATTATGAAGCAACCTGCGCGTGGGGAAAATGATAAGTTTCGCCTGTTTTATGGTTCACAAATCAAGAAAGCCATTGATTCCGGTCTGATGACCAAAGCGGTTTTAGTAAATAAGCATATCGATGGCGCGGGGGCTTTAATTTCAAAAGAAACGGCACGGCGAATTGCTGATTTGACCATTGGGATTGAAAAACTCCGAAACGAGCTAATTGAATTTGGCACGGTTAAGGAAGAGGAGACTGAGAAAAAAGAGAAACAAGTTGATATCCTATCACGTCTAGTCGAGCACCAACGAGAAATTCAGGCTATCGAATCATCAAATCAAATTATCTTCCAAAATACCGCCGAGTCTTACGCGCAAGAGCGGGCGAACCTTTGGTTGGTATTTAATCAGACATATTATCAAATCGGCGATAAGACTGAACCTCTATTTAAGGGGCATACATTTGAGGAAAAAGAAAATTTCTACTTTGATCTAGAGGAAAAGGCCGATCCATTATATTTGGCCGCGCATGAGAAACTTGCTCTATTCTGGGGAATGTATAGTCTGGGGCGTGCTTCTAAATTTGAGGATTTTGAGCAGATTGAAAAAGACTTGAATCAATGAGCCGCATTCTCCGTCAGGCATTCCTTGACGTTTGTAACGGTTACTCAGTTTGCTCCTTAAATGGGACGAATCTTTATATTAAGCATTTATCCCATAAGGAGCATTTGTTTTTAGATGACCTTTACGAGAAATTTCGTGAAGAAGCTATTGCAAATGGTTTACAATCAGAGCAAGATCGATTAAAATATATAATCGCGGAGGGTTTATGGACGGAAAAGCGGGAGTTTGAGATTGTTCAGAAAAGGGATTATATCAAAAGGTTGAATGAGGGCAAAAAACTCATCAATTACCCATCAATATTAGAACGCCATAATAAGGATATTGAGGTTGAGACTAACAAACTATACAAAATTGAATTAGAGCGGTTAGACTTAATTGGGGTAACGTGCGAATCTTATGCGAATAAGGTAATTAGTGATTATTATATTTTAAGATCCATATTTAAGGATGCTGATTGTAAAATTCCATACTTAACGGAGCAGGAATTCGATGAAATTGATGACGAGATATTAACGGAACTAATAGGCGCTTATAGAACGGCGGGCGAAACGTGCTCGGATTCTAATTTAAAAAAGTTAGCCATTCAGGATTTTTATACTCCATATTTTTACTTGTGCGCGGATAACATATCGTCCTTTTTTGGTAAATCAATTTGCGACTTAACATATAATCAAGTCAAACTGGCCAATTTTTCAAAGTATTTTAAGGCACTGTTGGAAAATGTCGATATTAAAACGCTTCCCAAAAAGGCGGCGGAAGATCCCGATGAGCTGGTTAATTATTTGACAGTCACTAAAAATGCCAAGGGCGTAATTGATAAGAATCAACATGCAAACGTAGCCTTAGTTGGCGCAAATAAGAATGATATTGCGGCGATTACAGGTAAAGAACAAAACTCATTACCGGCCAAACCAATGAGCATGAAGGAAATGATTGAATTAGAGAAAAAGCGGGGGCGCTGAGTGTAATGATTTGAAAGGAAAATAAATGGCCGAACCTATCGTCAATCTAACTCTCGACGGAGATGTCAGCAGGATAACAAAAAAGCTCAGGGAGCTAGAGCGTTCTACGCAGTTAAACATAAAGGTAAACGACCGCGCTGTTTTACAACCTTTGGGTAGAATTCGGACCGGTGTTGATCAAATTAATTCTTCCCTTGACGCCGCGAATCAACGTGTTTTAACTTTCGCCGCTTCTGCCCTTCTTTTGGGCGGTGTTTCGCGCGCTTTTGGTGAGATTCTGAACTCAACGAGAAAAGTTGAGAAGGCTCTGTTGGATATTAATTCGGTTTTCGGTTTATCGACAACTCAGTTAAATAAATTTTCAAAAGAAATATTTAATATTGCCCGAGAGACCGCCCAATCATTTGATACCGTCTCCAAAGCCGCGATTGAATTTTCCCGGCAAGGTTTAGGGGTTGAGGAGACACAGAAACGCTTGCGAGCATCCCTCATTTTAACTCGTTTGTCGGGTTTGGACTCGGCTAAAGCAGTTGAATCCATGACTGCCGCGATTAACGGGTTTTCGCGTGAGAATTTAAAAGCTTCGGAAATTCTAAATAAATTAGTCGCAGTCGATACTAAGTTTGCCGTTTCAACTGCCGATTTATCAGAAGCTTTAAGTCGTGTAGGTTCAACCGCCCAAGATGCTGGCGTAAGTTTTGACAAGTTGCTCGGTTTGGTTGCCTCGGCCCAACAAACAACGGCCCGTGGTGGCGCGGTGATTGGTAACGCCTTTAAGACTATTTTCACAAGAATTCAGCGCCCCGAAGTGTTGACCCAGTTGGAATCTTTCGGCGTTCAAGTCAAGGATTTCGGCGGGGAGGTATTGGCGGCGGATAAGATTCTTGAGAATTTGGCCAAGCAATTCGACAACCTATCACGTAGCCAACAGCAATCTGTCGTTGAATTATCGGCTGGTATTTATCAGGTCAATCAATTTCGCGCGATATTAGGAGATTTGGGGAAGACTTATAATCTGGTTGAACAGGCCACTCGCGCCGCATCCTCCGCATCGAATGAGGCTGAAAAAAGAAATGCCGCGCTTAATAAGTCTTTAGATTCAACCCTTCAGACATTTAAGACAGCTTTATCTGAGGCCGGTGCAATTATTGGCGATTTCACTTTAGCTCCATTCATTAAAGATACCTTAGGGAGTGATTTCCTAAACGCAATTTTAAACTCAATTAAGGGCGCTAACACACAAGACTCCCTTCAGAAACCGGGCGAACAAATCGCAGAAGGCTTTTTAAGGGGCATTTCCAATGTAATTACCGGTCCCGCTTTAGTCGCCGCGTTTGCCGTTGTGAGCGCCGTTGTGAGACGAACCGCCCGCGTCGTTCAAGAGGATTTGGGCGGACTTGTCTTTCGTCGCAATAAAGAAGCAGACGCAATTAAGGGTTTAAGTGTTTTACTGAATACCGCGTCACAGAAGGATAAGGAACGCTTACAGACTGCCACCTCAATCGCGCAAAAAGAACAGATTATCCTTGAGATTCTAGCCAAACAGAATGCTTTAAGAAATCAGCAGGTTGCCCAGCAAAATAACCTAGCCACGGGAATTAGCCGAGGAAGTCCGGGCGCATATTCTAAAATCACCGCGTTAGGAAGATCCGGTTTTACTCCAAACTTCGCTGGAAATCCACTCAAAGATGCGATTGCGCGCGAGATTAAGGCAGGTGTAAACCCGAAAGATATTTACATTGATTCTGATCCTAGAGTTAAAGGGCCAAAGAATCCGTTAGGGTTATTAGTGGCTAATAAAAGGGATGAACCATTGGGTGGTTATCAAGGAGTTCAACGCGCAATTAGTGAAGGGGTAAACCCAAGGAATTATGGAACTCAGGTGCCGAATTTCGCGGAATTTGACAAATTTGAGGGAACAATTTCCAAAGGGGCGATGGTTCCGGTTCCTATTCAGATTAATGAGTTGGAGGCAAAGGAACTTAGATCGCTTTTTGGTCAACTTAGAACATCAGGTACGGCCTCAGTTGAGTCATTCAAGGAAATTACAGAGAGAATTAAAAGTGCCGCTGATAGATTTAATTTAACGGATAAGTCATTACAACTATTAAATGCCAAAATAGATTCTGCCGCGACGAAACTCGCCCTTAACCTAGCTAAGCCAACCATTTTTTATGGCGGAACTCGTAGCTCAAGTGGAATAGCATCAACTCAATCGGGCGGAAAGTTATCTGAACAATTTGGCGGAATCATTAGTGGGAGTTCGCTTGGCAATAGATTTAAACTATCTGATCCAACAGAAATTGAGGAATCATTAAAGAAGACTTTAGATAACCTGTCGAATAAACAGATAAGCGGAATCACTGGGAGAAATGTAAACAGAGCGGAAAATATTTTTAGCGCGCGAACCATATTTGACGAACCCGTATTAAATAGGGGCGCGGCTAATAAAGAGCGAATCGGGGGATTACTTAATTTAGCTTCATCGGGAACTCTTCAAACTGATTTTGAGTCCACGGTTAAAAAACTTGTCGTTAAGGGAACCTCCTTAAGCTCGGCTTACGAACAAGCTAGTAATAACCTATTAAAAAGTGGCGGGACAGCGAAACAATTAACGGCCGCGCAATTAGAATACGCCTACCGTTTAACTGATTTCTCAGGTGAAGTTGAAAGCCAACGCCGCGCAATTAAGGGGACTATTGCCACACGCAATTTAACCAATGCAATTGACAATAAGGGGGTTGCGGGATTAAATAATAGTGAACGTAGACAATTAGCCGGTGGAATCAAATCTTCTGTAACTCAGGATCTTTTCGGGAATATTGACCCAGAGGTATTAAAAGCTGATAAGGAAGCACAAAGAGTCATAGCGCGCGAAACTGGAAAACGTTTTTCGCAATTAAGAAAAGATGCCTTAGAACAGGCTGCCGATCAAACCGCTGATGATTTCGTTACTTCTCGTCAAGTTCCAACAGGTAGATTCTCAAGTTATAAAGGGCTATTCCGAAACTTCGATAAAGAAGCAGAGCAATTCATCGGGTCAACACCCAACCTATCTAAACAGTCGGCGCAAAAAGTTAGGGAGCGCGCGCTTGGGCTAAATGAACAACGAAAACAAAACTTAAATAGCGCTGCCCTTCAAGCTGCCTTTTTAGTTCCTTTGGCGGCGGGTTTTGCTCCTCAAGGGGAGGGTGGAACAAGTAAGGGTAAACTAGGGGGTGCTATCAGTGGGGCGGCGGCGGGTTTTGGAACGGGTGCATTACTTGGAAGTATTCTTCCCGGTCCGGGCACATTAATTGGTGGTGCGGTTGGCGCGGCGGCAGGCGGCACTTTTGGTTTTATTAGCAAGTTATCCCAATCATTTGAGGAGTTAAGTCAGACGGTAAATAATATCAATGCCTCTTATACTCAGCAAATTGACGCGGTCGGCACTTACATTCAACTTCAGCAGAAAATTAATGATGCGGTTGAGCGCGGGACATCTGAAAAAGAACTTAAGGGATTAGTTGGGGACCAATTTAGCGTCCTTCAACGAATTAAAGATCCGTCTATTCGCGCGCAAATCTTGTCCGCTGGAACTGATGTTGGAAAAATTAGCGAAGCAGGAAGAGGATTATCCGAAAGAGGTATTCGTGTTGGCGCGACGGGTGACGTTAGAACCGCGCTTAAGGCGTTTTCCGATGATAATACTTCAAAAAATATTATTGACGCGGCAACATCCTTGGCGGTGGCCACCGATAGATCCAATAAGCAAATTAATGAGGCTTTCACTTCGTTTCGGAACACCTTTGAATCCAATCCATTAGGAGCTTTTAAGGAATTTGCCGATGAGTTAGGGTTAAGCCAAAAGGAAATTGACGACAACGTTAAATTATTGCGCAAATCTCCTGAGGATGTTAAATTTCTATTTAGATTATTCGTAAAGAATAGTGATCAATTCGTTGAGGATTTAAAAGTTTCTACTCAGAATCTTAAAAGGGTTACTCAGGCGGTGGATTTTGCCAGTATTACCAGAGATTTATCTCGGGCTATCGGGAACAGGGCAAAGATTTCCGAATCAAATTTGGGCTCGCAGTTAAACATATCGCGCACTTTAACTGAGTCTGGCATTTTAGCCCAAAATTTAAATCCCGAGAGAGAAATTCAAACTCGCGCGGACTTCTCTATTCAGGAAAACAGACTAAGAAATCAGGGACAAACAGAATCTCTTATTCAAGGGTTAAGGTCGGAACTTGTTTCGCTAAGGGGTAAAGAAACCGATGGAATAACTTTAGGGGCGAATGGTGATAAGATCCTTTCTTCGTTATCTTCAGTTGGGGATTTAACCGCGTTGCTTAGGGATGCCAATGTTACGACTCAGGAGTTAATCAAAAATGTTATTGATCAAATAGTAATCGGTAACAATATTGCGGAAAACACTGAGAAGGAAATCGCTGCGCAAAGAACGGCGGATATTTTACGAGTTCGTTTAGAAACCAAAAATCGCGCGTTACAAGGCGGGGTATTCAATCAGGACTCTTTATCCTCGTTCGGCCAATCCCGCCGGGCGGGCAATTTAATTGGTGGCGGCGTTCAAAATATTAATAATCGGTTGGGGGGAATTGAGGCGTTAGATGCGTTTGGTTTACCGGAATCTGATCAAACGGATTTGATTAGAAATGCCATTAGATTCCAATCCGGGAAAAAGACTTATGCTAAAATTTTAGGCGAGCTGCTTGAGGCTGAAGTGGGTGAATCTGAAGCTGAGTTGCAAAAAGCCGTTAACGATATAGTTTCAAGTCCTAATTTCGGCCTATTAGATAAAGAAACTGCTAAGCGTGTCGGTTTAGGCTTAACGGCGGCTAAAGACACTCCCGAACAATCCTTGGCGAAATTCGCGGCGGGTGATTTTGGCGGGTTAATTTCTTCGGGGAAAATATCTACCGATACGGGCGCTTTGGGGATTAGTTTGGATAAAATCGGGACGAAATTAGATCCGCTAACTTTAATCAAGGACAATACTGGCGATATGGCTGGGTTGATGGCTCAGTTTTTAAATGCAACAAAAGAACGTAGAAAAGGGGTTGAGCAAGGGGATCGCTTGGCCGAAACTAGGGCGAAAATAGGAGCCAACGAATCAAGATTAACACAAGCGGAAGATAATTTTATATCGAAGGCTAAAACCCCCGATATATTGTCTGGATTAATAACGTCAAGCGCTAACAAGAATATAGTTTCAACTCCGGCTGGTAATATCCCAACTCCAACTAGAAATATACTAAATCTTGTATCGGAACTAAAGAAAAGAAGTAAGGATGACGAAAATCTTGCAGAAACTTTAAACTTACTGAAAGGTGAAAACCAAGATCGTCCATTTGAGGATGTTAATTTAACACTTAAGGAAATTCGGGAGCTAATACTTGATCAGGTAGTTATTGACGAAAAACAAGTTAGATTTTTAAATTCTCTAAAAGACAGGATTAAATTAGCGGAAAGAGAACTGACTTTCGTTAAAACTGGTGAAACCCCATTGGGCGCAGCGTTCAAAGGTGTTGATATGTTCAAATATGGGATCACTGGACAACCAGCCGCGAAAACAGACCCATCCTTCCGCTTTTTTGAAAATAAGGGTGTCGATATAGCTAAAGAATCCGCTGAGCAGACAAACACCGAAAAGGAGGCCGTTGCCAAAATATATAACCTCCGCCAATTAACCGCCGTTGAGATAAAAGAGATCGTCAGTGAGGGCGAGAAGGGTATTAATATTGAAAAACTCCAAGAAAAAGGACTGTTGGCTCAATTGGAAATTCTCACCGACCAGAAAGCGATTTATAATGATTTAAATAAGAATTCTCTAACTCGTTTACAATACGACGAACAAATCCTACAGAAAGAACTAGAAATTGCCCAATTAACAGGGGATTCGGCGGATACTTTCACCAAAACAATCGAGCTTAAGTTCAACCAACTAAAACAGGAGATGAACGATTTCTCTGGCGTTGCCGCTGGGATTTTTGATTCATTCCAGAATAATGCGGGCCAAGCCTTTGGTGATTTCGTTACGGGCGCAAAAAGTGGTAAAGATGCCTTTAGAGATTTCGTCACCTCCGTTCTAAATGATGCCGCGCGCGCGTTTGCTTCGAAAGCGGTTCAAGGAATTATCGGGTCAGCTTTTGGCGCATTTGGAACAGGTTTTGCCGCTGGTGGTCCCGTTAAATTAGCTAATGGTGGGACAGTTCCCGCCTTACTCATGGGCGGCGAATATTATGTTTCGCCTCAAAGCGCGAAATCAATTGGGAAAGATACCTTAGACCGACTTAATAATGGCTCCGTCCCGAAATTTGCAAGTGGCGGGCAAGTTGGTTCAAGAAATTTTTATATCTCGGGTGGTTCGGGGACTAAGGATGATATACCTGCGAGATTAAGTCCCGGCGGATATGTTCTCAAAAAGAGCGCGGTAAGTAAGTATGGCCGCGACTATATTGAAAAGTTAGCTAACAATAAGGTTGAAAAGAAACTTATTGGCGGTGTTATTGGTGCTTTAGTTGGCGCGGCTGTTGGTGGCGGAATTGGCTATGCTACAGGTGGCAAAAAGGGAGCTTTAGTTGGGGCTGGAATAGGTGCGATTGGTGGTGCTTATGTTGGTTCGCAAATGAGTGCTGGTCCGGGTATAACGGGGACGGGTGTTAGCGCGAATAATTTACCAAGTAGTAGTTCATTCTCAAATTCCTTTAATAATACTCCTATTAACACAGTTGGTGGTGGAGTTGCTGATTTTTCATCGTCAGTAACCAATGGGGTCGGCGCTTCAACCGCTGGGGCCGTTGGGAAAATAGGGTTCAAGGGAATTGCCTTTGCTTTAGGTGCATCGGCCTTACTTGGAGTTGGCGTACAAGCTTTATCCCCAAAGGATAAGGGTGTTTCGTATAAAGATACTAGCCCGAAAGTTAAAAAGAAAGAGGAAATGAGCGAAGGTGAATTCGCTTACTTACAGGAAAATCCTCAAGGTGGCATTAGTTTAATTGGTTATGGCCAAGCTCCCGCGACGCGCAGATTTAGTGAGGGTGGGCCGGTTCCTTTTGGATCTTCGTTATCGAAAGCTTTCCCCGTGGAAGAAGTTCGGGTTAATAATGAAGTCACCGAATCCAGTCGCTTTAATCCATACGAAGGATTATCCATTGGTTATTCAAAACCGATTAAGGGGCAGATGCCGAAAACTCAAAATTTTGACGAGGGTGGCCCCGTTAATCTAATAAACATTAACCAAGAGACGGTTGAACAAGAAGTTGCCCCGAAGGCTTATCCGAGTAACCCAACAGCCTATTCCAAGGCGATGAAAAATCGTTATGTGGGGGAAACCCTATCTTACTCGTCTCCTATTCCAAGCGCTCCCGGTTGGGCTGATGGCGGATATGTTGGTTCCGCGCCAATGAGCAATACGCAAAGCGAGCCAAATTCGCAAACCATGGGCGCGCCAACGGTTTATATTAATATCACTAACAATAATGGTGAAGTTAAAACCGATACTAATACTGAGGGTGGCCAAGGTAATGGAGAGGGTCCATTTGGTAAGGATTTTGCCAATAAAATCGAAAAGCAGGTTCGTGGAATTGTTCGTGATGAGATGGTTCAGTCTCGTAGAACTGGGAATATGTCGAAGAGAAATTCTTAATTTAGTGTATTCAAGAGAAAGGTCTAAGGCATGTCAACTCAATATACGTATTTCCCATATGATAACAACTCGAATTATAAAAAGTTTGATGTTGTAAGGGGTTTGTCCAGCACGGACACCTATTACTTATACGCGACTCAGGATAGCATTGGGCAAAAACCAAATAGTTCTTACATTTATCCTATAACAGCGTTAGTAAGAGACGACTTTAAAATCAGACTAACCCTAAATAAGACTGGAAGCGGGCCGAGTTTTGCCGCCGGTTCAGTTATTGTTGTCACAGGCGCGGCGCAGGGAAATTTCACGGGAATGGTGGTTGAGGGTGGCTCGAATTATGTTGATTACATAAGTAATGGTCAACCGTTAACCTTGGGGACTAGTGGCGCGGTAAATACAATTTATAATCCAGCTTGGACGAGCGGGTTTATGTTTATTCCATCGTATGGATCTAATTTAGATACTCAAACCCGAAAAGTTGAGGCAAAATTTGGCGATGGTTACTCTCAACGGCAACGGGACGGAATCAATTCAAATTCTCACACATGGAAATTAAGTTTTGAAAATAGGTCCGACAGAGAAGCTCGCGCATTAAGTAATTTTATCGAAGACAAAGGTGGCGTAGATAATTTCCAACTTTTACTACCCGCAAACCGATTAGTGATTGACCCTTACCTAAAATATGTTGCGACAAACCCTCAGACGAACACACAATCGTTTAATATAAACAACATAAGCGCAGATTTCATGCAAGTCTTTGATATATGAGTCAACAGAAAGTCAATTTAGAGGCGACAAAATTCAACCCATCATCACTTCTATCTCTATATGAGCTAGATGCGTCGGCGGTTGGTGGCCCGCATCTGTATTTTCATGATGGCTCAAGCAATAATTATCAGAATATCACGTTAGATGGTCAGGAATACACGGCGTTTCCAATTTTTATGGAGGGTTTTGAGTATGACGGGAAGGGTTCCTTGCCAAGACCCCGCTTAAGGGCGGCTAATGTTAATGGATTTGTATCGGCTTATATTTTAGGCGGCTCAAGTTTAATTAATGCCCGTTTTATGCGGCGTAGAATTTTCGCGCGATATATTGATGCGGTAAATTTCACGAATGGAGTTAACCCGTTTGGAACACCTGATCCAACCGCCGTTTACCCGGATGATGTTTTTGTTGTGAATAGAAAGGTCACTGAGAATAGGCAGTATGTTGAGTTTGAATTGTCCACTCCACTAGAGATTGACAATGTAATGCTACCCAATAGGCAGATTTTTGCTCATATTTGCGGGTTCAAATATCGCGATTCCTCCTGTGGTTATTCGGGGGTTCCTGTTGGGGACAAGAATAATCGTTCGTTTGGGCCAACTGGTTATAATTTTACGTTGGTCGATCAGGGAGAATACGATGAGGCAACGACTTACAATATTGGGGATTATGTATTTATTACAAGCACCTTGCCGCAAACTTCGGGTGAATTGAATTATTTCGTTTGTAATGCCAATGGAACAGTTGGATTGGCTAATGGCCCATTGAAAAAACCCGCGAACTGGGTGCAAGATTACTGTTCAAAATCTATTCCCGGATGCCGATTAAGGTATATTTCTCCAACAACCTTGCGTTTTGGCGGTTTCCCGGGTGCTTCAAGAGGAGGATACTCGATATGAATAGTAGAATTAAACAGGGGATTATTGATCTCGCCCTCAAATCCGATAAAGAGATTTGCGGTTTTATTTATAATGATTCGGGATTGGCCAAACTTTTTGAGTGTGAGAATATAGCTACAGATAAAGAGAATACTTTTGAAATTTCCGCCGAAGATTATATTAAGTGCTTTAATTTAGGCAAGATTTACGGGATATATCACTCTCACGTTAATCAGGTTTCAGACTTCAGCATTCATGATAAAGAACTTTCCGAAGAAATGGGCATTCCTATTTATGTTTTTTCAATAAAAGATAACTTATTTAACTTGTTTATACCCAACGACTTAGACATTTCTGACTACGTTGGTCGGACATTCTGTTGGGGATTTGATGATTGTTACGGGTTGGTGAAGGATTTTTATAGAAAAGAGTATAGAATTATTCTATCGGATTACGAGCGAGACGAAAACTTTCGTAATTCAGATTTCGATATTGTAGGCGAACTAAATAAGAATGATTTCAAGAAGGTTGATAGCCCGGAGAAGGGTGACATCATTTTGTTTAAAGGAGTTAAAGGCGCGCCAAAACATCTAGCTATTTATATGGGCGAGGGAAAAATTCTTCACCATGGATATAAAAAGTTATCCTGTATCAAGGAACTTGGCGAATCAGCATTAAACATTGAAGGGGTTTACAGAAAATGACCTTAACGACAATTCATTTAGGCGGAGTTCTAGGCAGAATGTTTGGCAAAAAATGGGAACTATATGTGAATAGTCCAGCGGAAGCAATTCGCGCAATTGATGTGAATGTGGGTGGTCGATTGAGGGAGTATTTGAGCACTAAGGGGTCCAAAAAATATTATAAGGTGGCGGTTCAAAATAAGAATAATTTGCTGAGCAAAGATGAAATAGGTGGGAGAACTGGAAGTGGAGATATTTTTATTTTACCAACAATTAGGGGCGCGGGCGATGATGGTGGACTTTTACAGATTATTATTGGGGTTGTCTTAATTGTCGCTACTTGGGGCGCGGCCACGGCAGGTGTGATTGCTTATGGATCAACAGCGGCAACAATAGGATTTGGGCTTGGAGCATCTATGGTATTGGGAGGTATAGTTCAAATGCTAACTCCTCAGCCAAAGATGACCAAAGATAAGGAGGGGAAGGGTTCAACTTTATTTCCCGGTGGTGCGGTCGCGATTGAGCAAGGGAATGCGGTCCCGCTAATTTATGGCCGAATACTAACAAGCGCAGTTCCAATCAATATTAGTATTAACAACTATCAAGAATCAAATAAAAGTCAGGCGGATATTGAATTTCCCGTTAGAATAGATTTACCCGATGGCTCCTTCTATTACCAGTGACCTATTATGGCCTCTAAACCTGCAAAACCCACTTCAGTTCCCCCCGCCGGATACGCTTGGAAATATAGTAATGGAGCGTGGAGCCTCATACTAAAGAATGATACCAAACGGCAAGTTTCCATCATTCAACAGAACGGCGGTTATAATGATTTGATTCCGGGTGCGGCAACAGGCTCAGCGGCACTTGAAACGATTTTCACGAAAGAAAAGAAATCAACATTAGTTTCTAAATCAGTTTGGAAAATAACAGACTTGCTTGGTGAGGGGCCAATATCTGGTTTTTTCTATAATTCCGGCATTTATGGATCAGATCCCTTAACGTCAACCTATTTCGATGGTGTTCGAGTTAGGAATTTAGACGGTAATTATAACTTTAACTTATCGGGATTTTCGGGCTCAGCCAGCGCGAAATCATTTGAATTTAATTATACTCTAGGGACAAGTGGGCAATCAGGAATACCGGGCTTCAATAAAACAGAGGTATTTCTTCCGTTAAGCGCGAACACGAATGTCTCCAAACTGCCATCGTCTCTTGGCGTTCCAAAAGATGTTATATTCACGATCAATAAGAAAGATTATATTGACATTGAAGGGATTAAATTAACCTTACGGGTTCCGGCTCTATATCATATTAAGAATGATGGAAGCAAAAAAGGGTTGCAAATTCTTTATTCGGTTAAGGCTAGAAAGGATAATGGTACTGAAATTGATCTTTTGCCAGAGAGATTAGTGGCCTCGACATTTGATGAATTGTTACAAAAATGGAATTTCGAGAAACGAAAAGTCGGGGCGATTTTGGGCATTGCAAATTCCCCCTATCTAACGACCCGCCCAATTTATCATAGCATATTCCAAGATTCTTGGTCTCGTTTAACGATTAGGGTGGTCAGAGAAAATGAAAATGTGGTGAGCGACCGAGATCAAAACGAATTATTTGTCGATTCCGTTGCGGCCCTTTGTTCAAATAAGTATTCCTACCCGAATAGTTCTATCGCGGGGATGATTTTTAACTCAGATCAAATCACGCAAATTCCCGTCAGATCTTACGATTTAATGGGGCTTCTCCTTGATGTTCCAGAAGGATACGTGCCGACAAAAATTAACCCTGATGGAAGTTTCACGGCGGCTTCTTACCCTTCTATTTGGTTAGGGAATTTTTCAACGAATAAAAAGTGGACTAATAACCCAGCGTGGGTTTTTTACGACCTTTTAACAAACAGGCGATATGGCTTAGGGAACTATTTCGCCGCGAGTCAAATTGATAAATGGACACTGTATGAAATTGCAAAATATTGCGATGAAATGGTTGATGATGGAGATGGCGGACTAGAACCGCGCTTTACCTGTAATACATCAATCTCAACAAGAGAGGCCGCGTATGAGTTAATCCAAGATTTGGCGTCCTGTTTTCAAGGGATGACCTATTGGGCGAATGGGAAAATCTTCGTTAATGCGTCGAAAACATATCCGTCCGTTTATGATTTTACAAATGCCAATGTAATCGATGGGAATTTCTTATACTCTGATACCGCACGTAATACTAGGTCAACTGTAATTAAGGTAAAGTGGCGAGATCCCGACCTATTATTTAAGGAGGATGTTTTAAAAATTGAAGACCCCGATGGAATATTGAAATATGGATATATTGAGAAGGATATTCAGGCTTTTGGTTGTACATCAAGGGGTTTGGCTACGCGCGTTGCAAACTGGATTCTTGAATCAGAGCGCCTTCTAACTGAGACTGTAACATTTCAAACATCCTTAGAGGGTATCTATTTGCGCCCCGGGGATAATTTCAACATTTACGATAACTTCGTTAATAATAAAAGTCAAGGCGGGCGCATATTAAAATTAGAAACCTCCTTAACTGGGATTCACTTAGACCGCCCTGTGAATTTAGATGTTGGTAAAACATACGAATTATCCCTTGTCCGCCCGCAGTTTAACTATAGTGATGTTTCGGAAGTTACTGGATCGAATCAATTTTCTGGTATAAGAAACCCACAAATTGACGCACGAACGGTTTCCTCGGTTGCCGGGAGCGGGTTAACATTTATTGGAGTTAATAGCGCGTTTGGAACGGGGATACAAAACGGTGCGATTTGGATTTTATCCTCAACATCATCAGGAATTTACAACGATGCATCCCGAACATTCCGGTGTTTAGCGGCGTCCGAGTTAGAACCCGGGATTATTGAGGTTTTGGGAGTGGAGAATAACACGGGAATCGTTTATCGCGCGTCAACGGGTTATTATGCTAATAATATAAATGTAATTCCGAATGTTTTAGACCCAATTGATCCACCCTCAAATCTATCAGTTGGCTACTACACGGGTTTGCAATTAGGCCAATTCCAATTTAACTATCAATTAAATTGGGTTGATAGTCCATCGACGAACTTATCCTATTATCAAATTTCGGGCAAGATTGGAACGGGCGATTATATTGATATTGCCGAGGTTAATGCAACCGGCTATACAAGTCCATTTACTGAGAGCGGTTATTATCAATTTAGATTAGGGGCAGTTAGTGACGAGGGAGTTCACTCAAGTTACATTACCGGCGGAATATTATTCTCGTTAACTAGTAATCCATTAGGCGGGCCACCGGAAATTTCTGGGATTCAGGTTGATTATAATGCTGATATCGATAGAACGCCAACTGGTTACGTAAATAATGATTTCTCAATAAATTGGCAAATGGAAGCGGGCGAAGAGGAGGGGTATTTCTCGGCTAAAAGCGCCTTTTTCTCGGGTTATAAAGTATCTATTCTGAACCCAGATTCGGACGCGGTTTTATTAACGGACAACCTAAACGATCCCAACCTAAACTCGTACTTTTTCGACCGCGAAGTTTTAACTGGGTTAGGTTTAAACCGGCGCGATACAAAAATTCGCCTAACCAGTCATGATATTTTCGGGGCGAGTACAACTCCAATTGATACCGTATTTTACGATCATCCCGCGCGCGCACCCGTGACTAGCGGATTTATTCAGACGGTCGGCGGATTAAATTACTCAATGATTCCGGATAGTAGGGACCTTGATTTGAGTGGATCTTATTTATGGGCTAATGAATCAAACTCATTCATACCAACGTTCAGTAATCATAGCACCTCATCAAGTGAGACAGAAGGGTTTTTAGCCAATTCCTTCTCAGATATATTTTACGTTTGGTTTTCCCTAATTGATAATTTCGGCACGGGCGGGAGCCAGATTTATGGGCCGGTTGAGGTTGAGCCCACTGTTTCTATCGTTACTGGCATTCAGGCTTTTGGGAGCCCTTACCTAAAGGGTGGTGTAACCTTATCCGGTGTTGGCGGAGTTAATTTGAGCCAAAATGGCCAAACAATCTTTATCAGCGGCGAACGGAGCCCCTTTAATTTAGGATTTTTCTTGGACAATGCGCCCGACGAAACGGGAATAGCGATGGGTGAACTAATCTCGTCAAAAGGATTCGTTTTTACAGGATATTCGGTTAGTTGCCGGACAGTGGGCTCAGCCAACTTAAGCGGTCTTCTGTATCATTGCGCCTTAGATAACAGTGATAAAACATCGCTTGGAAGTTACGGATTGGTTGCGGGGCAAACGAATCGGACGCAGGGATTACCTTATGTAACAGTTCCTCAATCAAGGAAGATCGGGTATGATGTAACCTCGTTACCAACTGATGCGGAAAAGATTAGCCTAGGAATATTCGGCTTCGACGTGAAATAATCATGTATCCGTTCAATTTAATCGCGCCACAGAATAAGATTTGCTTCACCGATTATGGTCACTCCTCGGGGAAGTGGTGCGGAGCTAAGGGGCGTGTTTTTCAAACGGCTGGCATTTTTGATAGCGGAATTCTATTTGGTTCTGGCGGCGGGATAAGAAAAAATTTTAGCTCGCAAGAGCTAAATCAATTCACCGTAGAGCATTGGACAAACATTGCTGAGACAGGAGTTTTATTTAAAGCGGGAAATTTAGAATATGGAGTTGTCCAGTCTGGCCCAAGTTATTTTTATAATTTAGGAAATGGGAATGTGACAGGATCGGTTCTTGATCCTTCATGGAATCATTATGCCTTAAGCATAACTGGATATTCGTACGGAACGGGATCTTTCTTGACAGATTTTGGAAGATACAAAGCTCATTTAGAGGGGGATTTTTTACTGACAGGAGGATACTTTGGCAAAGGATTTGGTTTTAAGTCCGCGTTTGGATCATCAGCAGATGGAACAGGGGCTTCCCTTGGGATTAGCGAGGTAGTATCACATACATTCCAAGTATGGACATATATCAAGTCCTCTGCCAGTTTGGGCAACCCATCTATAAGAATTCTTTTCCCGACTGCTGATTTTACGAGAACCGAATATATATTTATGGGTCATGGAAATGGCCAAGCTAGTGGATATTTTGATATAGGAGGAGCAGGTGGTCTTTGTAGTGACGTGGGATGCTTTAGCCTTGACATACCAACCGGAGTTTGGACGAATATATCTGTATCAATTAACTATGACGGAACCAGCAAGATTGCATCTGGGTTTTTAAATGGCGAGCTACGCAAAACAGGACTATTTGCACTTAATAGCTTTACTGGAAACAGTAGAAAAGATGTAGAGGTAAGCGTGGATGAAGATGGCGATATTATAGACGAGGTTCGTTTTTGGTCAGGAGCATTATCTTCGGGAGAAATATGGAGTAATTATAATTCTGTTATTACGAGTCCATTTGGTGAGCCAAATTTATTACATTACTATAGGTTTGATAGCCCGGGGGAATATGTTGGCGAACAAAGATATTCTTTTTACAAAAACGGCCAATTAGAATATACTGGCCTATTCACGGGGATTGAGACCAGCTTAGTATTAAACCGGGCGATTTTAGGCAACAAAGCGACGGGAAATTTTGATGAATTTCGTTTATGGTCCGGGGTTAGGACATCTGGGGAAATATATGCGCACTATAATGCCCGACTTACGGGATTTTCTGGATTCCGCGAATCGGGCCTATTATCTTACCTACCTTTCGAGAATTATTAAGTACGCTTTTTTGAGTCCCGGATTAGGTTAATTAAAGTGTATATATCATTCGGACAGATGTCCTTAATCGTTTTCCATGCGGATGGATCTTCGCGCATCTTATCCTTATAGGCACTGATTACCGTGCGCTTTAATATTTCAAAATTCATCTCGGGCTCCTTTTTTTTCATTTCCGACTCAAGGAGACTTAAGGGGCTAAAACCGGCGATTGGTTGGGTTTCCGGGCTTGTAGTTTCTACATTCGAAAATTCATCCTTACCTAAGATCTTTATTTTCAAAAAGTTACGTAAACACCGGATTAGGGCACGATTCTCGGCAGTAGCGGCCAGATAAAAAGCCCATTCGCTCATTTTGTTTTTCCCAATTGGTGCGGCATTATTTTTAGTTGCCTCTCCGATACCAGAAAAAACTACCTCGCGCATTTCTGTTTCAAAATTTGGTAGGAAGGTGATTTTACATTCAACGACAACTGCGCCATCCGAACCGTAAACCGGCCTTGAATATTCAACTTTACTGTAGCCACGCAAATCTAGAAGATATCTTGTTGCGGAAAGCAACATTAAGCGTTGATGGTCTTCAACCTCTAAGACACTTGCCTCGGATAATGGCTTTCCTAATTTTTCGACAATTTGATTTTCGTAAGATTTATTAATCACTAGATGCTCGGCGGGAATCATTGCCTTCCAATCTACTAAATTATCAGAGGTAAAGCGGTAGTCGTAGCCTTCTTTCAGTCCAAATTCATTACGCTTAGAGATTTGTGGGATTTCCATGTTAAATTATTTTGTTAAAAGTTCGGGGTTTTCGTAGATGTTACCAATCACCTCTAATTCGTAGTCGGCGATTCCAACCGGGTCAAGGTAAGCGGAACTAACTCTAGAATTTCCATCGTAGGGCAAATCTTTTATTTCTTTCATTCTAAAGGATGCCTCATCATTGTTAAAATAACATTCAAAAAGTATTTCATACCTACTTTTTATAACATCGCCTTCGTAAATTTCTTTTCCGTTTTTATCAGTTAAACCGGTAAACTGCTGAATAATATTTTCCTCTTTGGGAAGACCAACTATTGCCTGTTCAGTTCTGCCGTCATCATGAACCGCAACAAAATGACTTCCAATATTTCCGGGACAATCAATAACGGCAACATGATTAATCCATTGTTTGTGTTTTAAGTTCCAAACCCTAAATTTAAAGATTCTGTTCATAAAACATGAATATGACACAATTTATCAGTCAAGTCAAGGCTAAACCTGCTGGTCAAACATATAAAAGTAATCTTGTTCGCGCCAAAACTCCTCGTGGTCTGGCACTTGGGAGATATTTTTACTAAAATCTTCCGTTGGCAAATCCATTAAATAGTGAAATTTTGATAAGTAAACTTTACCTCGCGCCAGAAGGTATTTATTTGATTTAAACCATGTGGATGGCTTAATCTCAAGGTTAAACTGAGGATCATTCAGATAGCGGCGCGTGTCTGAGATGAAGTTATCCCTAGTTTTGTGGTTTGCCTTAATGATTTGGCAATAATCAAAGAATTCCAACCGCTTACGACTCAATTCATCCCCATCTAACTCTAATGTAAAGCACTGTAATTTTAGGCCAATTGATTTAAGAATTTTAATATATTCCGTGGTGATTAAAGAGTCTTTTATAAATTCAATAGTCAAAATATCCACATTCCCTTTGAGTTGGGCCAAACCATTCGGATTAATGGGGCGATTGGTGAGGATATTTAACTTACGAATTTGTAGCGTTTGAAATAAGATTTCCTCAGACCCGCCTAGATCAAATCGCGCGAGGGGGATTGAACCTTTGGCGAAGTCGGCACCTAATGGCATGTCGGGCACATATTCTAGCATAGGAGAGTTGAACCGTTGCCCAATGAATAGGGATTTGCGGTTTAAATGGATTGATGCGCCGAGGATTTTGAAGACGCTATTAACGACCTCCTCTGGAGAAATTAATGCAATTGTGGATTCTTGTTCGTTGTTAGAAAATGTCGGATTACGATTCCAGCGATGAGATTCAATGGGGATACTAGCGGGGTGATACTGATAGGCAAAGTGGTTGGCGGAACTTGTTGGCCCGAAAGGTGTTACGACCGGAATATTTAAATAACCAGCTCGATGCTGACTCCACGAATCATTGCCTAAAAGCATTATTGCCCGTTTGATTAAGTAATTCGTTTGATGGAGAGAAGTTTGCCCCATGAGGTGAACGCATCCCGGAATGGGTTGATCTTCTTTGCCGCCAATTTGATAAATAGTGATACCATTTTGCTCAAAAATAGGGCCTAGAATTGAGATTACTTCCTGATAGTAGGGATAATTTTTACTGGCCATTCCGCTACTTGCGTGAAGTAAAATATAAGGGCCTTCTTTGGGCAGAGGAAAATATTTCTCGGCAAGGAACTGATTACCAATTTTTAAACCAGTCGCTAAACTATAAGATGGGAGTAATTTCATGCGGGCAAAATAGGATTGGAGTTCGATAGGTAGTTTAGGTGAACTTGGGTAGAAATCGCGGGAAAAAAGAAATAATGGAAGAGAGGATTATTCTTATCACCGCCACTTGAAATCATGGCCATTTCCTGAGTGAAGATCGGGTTAAAGGGAATGATTTTATGGACATGAGGGTTCCCTTCAAATACCTCCATGACTTTGGGTTCGCAGCAAATGTAGAGATCGGTGCTCGGATACTGTTCGTGAAATGATTCAAATAGTTGTGTGAGGACCAGTGCATCGCCGATGGATTCCTTGAGAGTAATTAAGCCTCGTTTTTGTGGGCGATCTTTGTCGATGATATCCCATATATTAGTTTGAGTATTTTTTTGAACTTCATCTATGGCAACTTTTATGAAAAATTGATAAACCTGTTCGCGCGGGACGTTATTATTTAGTTGGTTAAACCAATTGTCAAATCCACCCTTGTCGGCGTCACGATTCAATATTTCTTTATACAAAAGGTTAATAAACTCGGGGATGGATAAATCTTTATAGTTTGGGGGGAGTTGATAATTTGGGTTGGCTTTCGGGGCATCTAGGTTAATGGTGGACCAGTCAACCAACGGAAGTGAATCAATAAACTCCTCAATCTTTTTGCAATTTAGTTCCAAGTCATAATTCTCTTTTGCCCACTGACGCGACAACCGACCCATTTCCGTGCGCTTTGAGTCGTCCATGTTAAGGACTTTTTTGAGCTGTTTGGCGATGGAGGAAGGGTAAGGAGCAGACTTCTCAAACTGAGTGCCAATTTCAAGGTATTTGGCCCAATCCAAACAGAGGGCACCTTTATTAAGCTCTATCACATCTTCGCCATAAGAATAATCCGGAACGATAACGATTCTTTCCGCTGCTGCTGCCTCAATTACCGTTAGCTCGGCCCCGCCGCTTGTACTCGGATGCAAAAAAACATCCATCACGTTATAAACTTCGTTAAGCTGATCTTCAGTTAAACCTTTCGTGATATTAACTGTATTAACAGCTTTTTCTTTGCCGGTGAATGGGCATTTTTGTTCTTGGCCAACAAAGGGATGGAGGAAATATTCATTGCATTCAGAGGAAACATACGCGGTCCAAACTTCCTTCATATCCACGCCATAAGTTTTCGCCAAACGGGGAATATCCCAGCCTTCGCTAAAATTAGTAACTAAAAGAAGGATAGATTTTACTAATGGATTTTCTTTGCGAAAAACGGCGTAACCTTCCACTAAATTCGTAAACTTACGCAATTGATTGCGGCTGGAATCCCCAATCACGAAAACATCATCGCTGATTTTGAATTTATTCCGCAATTCTTTCGTCTTATTCACGCCCAAATTATAAAAATGAGTCAAATCGACGGGCGGATATTGGGTTTTAACATGTGTTTTCCCAAGTTTATGAAACTCTTTTCGCGCGAAATCGGCCCATGTCCAATAATAAGGAGTGGCATCGGCATCATCTACTCCAATTAAAGGTTTGCTATCCTGAGTAACCCAAAAAACACTCGGGATTTTACCCCAGAAATTTTTAGTTTTATTGAAGTCAATTCCCCACTTATCTTCGACAAAAAAGTTTACATCTGATTGAAAATCTTTGACAACATTTTCGACATTCATTTCTCCATAAGAAGCCAATCGGGCGCGATTTGGATCTTTATTTAGCTCGTTTAAAATTTGCTGGTTTGCGGGTAGGGCACCACGGGCTTTCCACGGTAAGGTTTGGAGTTCAGGGTTATGGTCGATTACTTGGGAGGCATATTCTAAAATTTCATATTTGCCAGTTTTTTGAAGATAAGATAGGACGTTTTTTGTATTTTTTCCGAACCCAGTGAGCATGCGACTGTAGTTCGAGTTGAAGAGAATGCGTTTCTTGCGAGACATATTAGCTATTATATTTAGTAATAGGTAAAAAGTCTAAGTTTAATCTTTGAATTTCCAGATATAACCATAAGCAGATTTAAGTCTTTCGTGGCATGCGGAAGAAATATTGTCAGCGGATATACCTAGTTCGTTTGCGGCAGCTTGAATGCTAGGCCACTCTTTGATTAATTCCTTTGTAATCTTATCTATTTGAAGTGTTTTTCTGCATCTTTTGGGAAGCTTAACCGTAAATCGAACTTTTTCCTCATCTGACAAATTTATATCGAGTTTATTAAAACCATACGGGGTATTATTCAGTTTATTATTTTTTATAATTTCATTAGAATCTTCTAGGAGAATCTTTGTTTTTATGTTTTTACGAGATTCATTTAATTCAAGTATTTTAACAATTTTTATGAATTTGGAATATTTTCTATGTAGAAAAAACTTCGGTGGATCAGTATATATCCAATTCATAAAAGCTAGCGCTCCAGCTATAGACATGCCGATTTGGGCGCTTTTAGTATTTTTCTTCTCGCTATAATAACAGTTTATACCAAGCTTCTCCTTGATAAATAGTTCTAAATCTTTTATTAGGCCGTAGGAACCGGTAAAACCAACCTGATATTTAAACTGATTTTTATTAAACATAAAATTTATTGAACCGTCGCCATCTAATAGACCGAGTAAAAAGGACCGATACATTTCTTCTGGCAGGAAAAATGGGAATCTAGTTGTCTCTATTTTATTTTGATGAGCGCCTTGATCTATTAGATTTTTACAAAACTTTACAGAATTTACATTTATTCTTACCATTTTGGAAATTTTATACTTCATTTGACGCTCTCTATAAGTCTTATTTGATTCGCATCCGGAATCTAGCAGGAACCGATCTAAGGCGTATTCGTCGGTTTGCCATAGGCTAAAAGAAAAATTTCCACGAACAGATACGCTTCCATCCGCGTAAATAAATCCAAGCCAGTAATCTTTCTCGGGAGTGTTAATTGCTTTAAAATAATCTTCATTAACTTTGTGGATTCTTGAATCTCTAAATTTAATCTTATTTCGCTTGAGAACGCAATGTATTGATGAGCCGGTTTTACCAAGTAGATCACCTATCTTTTGGCAAGACAGTCCACTCAAATACATGTCTATAACTTTTGAATCGTTTTCTGTGTTGGGTTTCATAAATAAAAAAACCTTCCCCGGTTAAGGGAAGGTCATTAAGACGAATGTGTTATGATTAGTTTTTAGAACGGTACTTCATCAGAGGGAGTATCAGATGCGGGTTCTGGCTCTTGTGGAGTAGAAGTTTGAGCGGGCTTGGGCGCGGGTTTCTTGGTATTCTTTTGCGCGGCCTCCACTTTCTTCGCCAACTCATCAATCTCCTTTTTAACAAGTTCATCAAGCTCTGTATAATCGGTTGCGATAACTTCTTTTTTCTTATTAAGAGTCACTTCTGGCTTGGGCAGCTTATCAAGTGGATACTTACCCTTGATCATCTTGTCCTTTTGCCACACAGATACATTCGTATAAACCTTATTAGTGGTTTTGTTCTCAGATTTATATAGAGAAATTGAAACTCCCTCGTAAGATTCAAGATTGGCTAGGGCAAGATAAAGATTCCGGGCAACTGCCGATAGGCGACCGTCAAACAAGTACACTTCCTTAGCTTCGTCATCCTTGAAATACAGCTTAATTACATCGTATTCCTTATTCTTCTCCTTCCAAATTTTAGTGGTGCGTTCAACCTTATACAGATCTCCACCAAATTGCTCTTCAAGTTTGGGGCGAACCGTCCATTCCCCACCATCAGTCTGAGGTGGTTCACTGATTTCGAATTGATACGGGGTCATCACAACACCCGCTTCATCTTTTGATTTAATACGGATAACAAGAACCTTGCCGTCCGGAGTTTGATTGCGTTTTCCAATTGCCATTTTATTTTACTTTTGTTTGTTGTTTACTTTGTTTTACTATTAGATGGTCGCCCACCGTAAAGATATATTACACTTATTTCGGGAATAAAGTCAACTTATTTTTTGCACCTTATTCCAAAACAATCCCCTTTTTCGCCAAACTTTCTTTCGCCTTGCGCTTCTTAACCTCGAATGATTCCAGTCCAGTGAGTTTCTTCCTCTCTTCAAAATGCTTTTCCTTAATAGGGTCCAAGCCACCCGCCTGCTGCGCACGTTTTTCGCTCATCTCGGCTGAATAATCACTTAGCTCGCCCCAGTTACCCTTCATTTTCCCAGTCTTCTCGGTAAATTGCTTTTGCGAAAAACAATCGACTTTTTGAGAATCTGAACTAGTGGTTGGTAAGGTGGGCATTCGTCTCCACTGCTGATTTTCGTATTCGATTATCGTCCCAATTCGGGGAGCGTCCTTGAAAGTGAAGAAAATATCTGTGTAAATTTCTTCGTTATCGACTGATTGAAAGAGGTATGTAGGAATTTTAAATTTCTCCGTTTTAAGTTAGGTTAGTCAAAATTGTATCCACCGTCTTTTCCCAAGTAAATTGTTCGCGCAATTTAAGACCGGCGCTATTCAATTTATTTGCATTTTTCCGCTCCATCACCTTATCAAATGCCACCATCAAATCGGGCTCACTCCACGTCCAGAAGTTTCCGATATTGAAATCACCAGTGTTAGAGAAAAAGATTCCATCCTTGGCGACTGTCTTTCCTGTGGATTCTACTAAAACCGCATTCTCGCTATTCGCCCACCCCTTCATCGCGCTCGCATTGTGAATAATAGCATGTTTACCCAAACCCATCGTAGAGAAGCTTGGGATCGACCAGCCTTCATTTGAGGACATATCTATAACAATATCCGCGCAATTATATGCATCATTTAACTGAGCGAGGTTTTCAACGTAAGGAATCGCCACAACATTATCCCACTTCTTGCCTAGAATTTCGTTAAGAATTTGCGCGTTATGTTCGGGCTTTAAGTGGACGTTATAAATACTTAAGTGAAGCATATGGGCCATATTGTTTCCATATTTTTTCAACCACGCGCGAGTCGTCTCTAGGGTTTTTTTACGGGATTCTGCCTTACCACTTATAATCCAACAAGTTACGTTATCGTCGTAATACTTTTTATTAGTCTTGTTGAAGTGCAGCGTATCGTAACCAAGCGGAGCACAAACGACTTTTGTTTTAACCCCATTTTCAAGAAATGTTTGCTTTGTCTCCTCAGAGGATACAAAAACGCACGATTGATTGTTGAGGATATTCGTTTCAACGGGAGTAAGGCCGTCCACTAACTCGTAAAACGTGAATAAATTCTGGTTCGCGCCAACTGATTCCCACGATTGCCCAATATGCCACAGACGTAACGTAGGATTCGCGCGGGAGAATTTAAGTGGCGCGTTCTTTGCGGATTGGTGAATCCAGCTAATTAGCTCGGGCTCGGCTTTATTGAAAGAGCTTAGGTCTAAATTTCCACCAATGGGAAATAGATCAACCTCAAGGCCGCGTTTCCAAAATTCGCGGAGAATATGGAAGGAGCAGAACCCGAAAGATAAGCTGTTGACCGCCAAATGTAAATTATATCTCATTGATTATTAAATAGTTACGCTGTTTTCGCCACAGACGGTAGATTATCAAAAAATTCGTCAATCTCTCCAACGGTTAAAGTCTTTATAGCCTCAGGGGGAAGTTCAATCTTGATAGTTTTATCAGTCACTAAAATCCTGCCTAGCTTTGGATCGTTAAACATTTCTTGCAATTTTTCCAAGCTAGTCATTTCGCGCCTACCCAAAACAGCAATCGCCTCGTCATAAACTTCCTTCGTAATTCCCCCACTCTCAAGCATATCGTCCATAAGTTTAATCGCATCACTTTCGTTAAAGTCCCCGCCCAACGATTCCTTTAAATCTTGAAACCAATTGGATTCAACCTCATCGTCCTTTTCATCAGAGAAAGTTACGGTAAATGTTTTATCACTAGCCTTATAAAAAGATGTGAAACGTATAATATCACTAGAGTTAAAATCTAGCAACCCATCCTTCACATATTCAATTTTAAAATCCCGACTATCCTTAACCACGGAGTAAATAAACGCCGGGTCAGTGTCAGATTTTTCAAAGAAGAGGCTTACCGTAAGAAGGTTATCCTCGTCTTTATCCAAAAATTTATTAAATTTAATCGTAGTTTGCATGTTTTATTATGTCTTAATCAACTCTGGATTCTCAAAAATATTACCAACCAATTCCTTCTCATTAAAATTCCCCATCGACCCATAAAAACAATACTCGCTTCCATCTAGCAGGAAAAATTGAAATCCTTGGTGGCCCATGTATTTAATTTTTCCCCATTTTACGATTAGCGCTTCACCGTTATCGTCTTTAAAAACATCGCCCTCATAAATTTCACGGCCATTTTTATCTAAGAGTCCCGTAAACTGTTGGATAATAAACTTATCTCTGTTCGGGGTATGCCCAAAATACATTAATTCGCCGCCATTCCCGCATTCTAGATAGTCTGGATTAGCCCATTGTTTTGTCTCGGGGTCCCAAACGCGAAATTTAAATTGTCGGTTATTCATATTTTATGCGGTTGTGTAACTAAATTTTGCCTTACAATCTTCCTTGAATTTTTCAATGGCCAAATCATGTACCTTACGACTCTTCTCATGGGAGAAGGTAAGCCCATGATCCTTGAGTGAGTGCCAACTAACTTTCCCCGAATCATCCCCGAAGTAGCGCGCCTCAATCACTTTTTCAAATTCATGCCCTCCTACCGTCCGCGCAATCTTAAGGGCTTCATTTTTCACGGAATCTGAATCGTTGAACGAAAAACTCTCTGAGCCCTCTATTGTCTCATTAGTAAGCTCCTCCATTTCAACATTTTCGCGCAGAACGTGCAGACAATCCCAGCGGGTCTTTTGATGCAGCCAACTTGAAAGTTTCATCCCTTTATTCGGGTTGTAGTCTAATGTATATGAGTAAATATTTGTATCTTTCTGATCCTTAAGGTCGTCTTTGATTAAATTTGGTAGTTTAAACCCATTTACCACATTCATGTATATCCCGGTATGCCGGTTGATGATTTCACACATGGCCTCATTGGAGGCAGATTCTTGAACTTTACGGGCAAGCTCGGAATCTGTAAGTTTTTGAATCTCGGCAATTTCGGCGGGCAACATATTAAAGGGGTCCGTGAATGTCAGTCATTTGTTTGAGGATAACCGGCTTGTTACTTAGTAGCTCGGGATTAGCGTGAATATTACCAGCGATTTTAATTGCGTCCCAATAGGGAATCCCATTATAGGATTGAAAATCAACCGTATGGTAAAAAGCACCCCGCTTATGATCCCATTTTACCACGCCAAAACTATCATTATTACCGAGATTGATTTTGACAATATCATCCTCATAAATTTCCTTCCCGTTTTTATCCAAAAGCCCCGTAAACTGCATCAAAGGTGTCGCTTCATTATAAATTGTGTTAGCATCACTTAAACAGGCCGAATCCTTCTTAGACATCCCCTCAACATAAAAGTGCCCTAGCGCACCCGCGAGAACGCGATATTCCATTGAGTAACCATTCCAAACGCGAAATTTGATTTGACGATTCATTTTGTTAGTAATTCGGGGTTTTGAAAAATGTTGCCAATAATTTGAACGCCAACTACATCGGGATTGGATTCGATATTTTCTCTTAGTTCTTCAAGTTTGCTAAAATCCCACTGAACCGAGTGTTGCCAGATAACCGTAGTAATATCATCTTCTTTATTTTTATTTTTGTCAAAAGTAATATGATGATCATTCAAAGCAAAAAAACCGAACTGCACAATATCACCCTCATATATCTCAGCTCCATTCTTATCAGTTAAACCGGTGAATTGCTGGAATAGATAATTTGGGTCTTTCTGTCCATCAAAAGAATCCTTAATATAATCTAACTCGCCTTTTAAATTTAAAGTAAACTTAGCTTGACCCCCCGAAAATAATTCGTTTTTAAAAATGAACTTTTTATTGTCATCATCCCAAACTCTAAATTTAATTTCGCGCGACATGATTTAAGATTGTGTTAAATAAAGATAGATTGAATGGAGGAATAAGTTAATTCCGGGGGCCACGAGGATGAGCCACCACGGAAATTGCGTAAATGGTGCAATAGTAACGGTTAACCACCAAGTGAAACAAAAAATGCACCCCAAGGCATACTTCACCTTCTCGGGGAAATTCTGCGTGAAGTTTTTAACAAAAATTGATATTCCGTTGGAGTAATTTAGAACCCAGAACACCGAGTAAATTGCAAGCGCGAAAAAGAAAGGATTCATGGCTAATTTATTATTCTAGAGAAATTGCGGCAAAAAGTCTAATTAAATTTCCGTCGTATAACCATGCTGCCATTTAAGCGCGAAGTAACGATCCTTATCATCACAATATTGGCTATATTTGAGCTTATCCTTATCCCATATAGCTCGGCAATCTGCTAATTGAAAAGGGGTTAGCTGGTCGAACTCAGTGGTAAATTTCTCATAAGCCTTTTTATACCGGCGACGGTTTTTCCAATCGGCTAATTCAATTGCTATTTGAAAGGCAGCGAAGAAAAGAATTGGGGTAAGAAAGCCCGCGAGATAAAATAGGAATGAGGTCATTTTTTTTAATCGTGAAAAGGACCAACAACCACAGAGGGCTCAGGTGAGGATTTATATCCATCCAAATTAGGATCTTTGTCCCGAATTTCATTCAATTCGCGCCAGTATTTCTCCTAACCTTTAAAAAAATCTAATTGAGATTTTAACTGCTTATTCTCATTAATGGTCTCTTCAAGGGCATCCCATAATTTCGGGCGAAAGGCGAAACCCACGGAATGGGATAAATCATCTAGATAATCACGCAGGTATTCACCGAGTTCCCCAAGGAATATTAGTAACTGAACGAAAATTGCGAAAATTAGGAGAAAGGTGAATGGGATTGCGCGCAAGATTAACCATAGGACGTTGCGAAAGCGGGTTAGATGGGTGTTTGTCATTTTTTAAAGGAAAGAAGGCGAAGATGGTTTTTAAATTCAAAATTTGACGAATAAAGAATTTTCTTTTCGGCGATATTCTCGGCAATTGTTGGGGAGGACTCAAATACAGCGAATTCGTTAACCTTATTGAAAAATACGAAATTCCGCTCTGGAAGGCGTAAAACGTAATACTCGGATTTGGTTAATTCCGCCTTAATTGTGATAATAAGGTCGCGGGCAACCTTCTCGTAATGTTGGCTGGTTTTTCCAAAAAGACCCAATAACCGTTCGGACAACAAATCAAATCCGCCATCGTCATCCCCGGCCATATCAAGACCACAAAAAATGAAATAACCGGCGAAATTACTGACTTGGATTGTTTCGTATCGTTTCACTTTGGTCTATAATTGATTGTTTCTACTCTTTAGTCAATCTATTTAATCTTAATAATTGGATCGTCGCCCATAACCGCTTTGAATTCTTGAATCATTAATTGATTAATTTCATCAACATCGGACATTTTGCAAATGATAGAATCATGAACCGTTAAACAGTGAATTTCGCGATCTATAAGTTTATCTAATACACCACTTATGACGATTTTTGCCTCCATGGCTTGCAACCTAATTGACGATAATCGGTAATCAATAGCTTTAATTTCCGTAATTCTTCGCGCCAAAACAGGGAATGATTCACAAAAGAATTGCCATAGTTGATGGTTGGGGTTAGTTGGCCCGAAAAATATTTCCTTAAATACCCTTTCCTTAAATTCGTCCTTATTCTCACCCTTTAAAATATCCACGTTCGCGCGTTTGGCAAAAAAGCTATAAAATTCATTTTTCTTTGAAATTTCGCGGTAACGGCTAATTTCATCTAAAACATCTGGGTTTTTAAGATCGGCGTCCGAATAAAATGTCAAACAGAGCCAAGGTTGCATATTTCCGTAGTCAATTTCGCAAGTTTGTTCCCCATCAATTAAAATAAATCTCCGGAGAGTTCGCGGGCAAGAAGTGGCCCAAGTATGCCATCGTCCCGACTTTTTATCAGGCTTTGCTGAATATCGGCGGTCATGGTATCGGTCAATGTGTCGAATGAAGTTAGGTTTAGCATCCTTAGGGGCCTCAAGAACGCAATTTAAGTAGCCCGGCAATAGGGAGACCGCCTTTGTTGATTCAATGAAGAAATTTTGCCGCCTAATATCTATTTCTGATAATGGCTCCAAATGGCCGCAAATTCTTTTTTTGTCAAAAAACCCTTTAACCAATTTTAGGGGCAAGTAAAGTCGGGCGTAAAAGAAATCTTTAAAATATTTTTCGGAAATCTTATACTGCTTGCTGGTTTTCAATTTAAGGTCGGCGCAATCATGATTCACCTTTAAAACGCCAAAATCTTCCAAATACTTTTTAATTCGCGGTAATTCATGTGAGCCATAAATTAGTTCCGATACCTTGGAGTAGAGATTAACGTAACAACCTTCAGTTTTATGGCCTTCTTTTTTAAATTTGAATTTACTTTTCGAATAAACCGTTGAAACAAAACAAAGACATTTAAATTTAAAAATGTTTGATTCATTCAAAGAACAAATACCGTTATAGATTTCATCATTCAAATATACCTTAACACTGTTATCTGAGGTAAGCCAAGAGTGCTGAGACAGAGAAAGGAAGTACTGATGATCTATAGGTATGAACCATAAAGGATAAACAAACCTATTCTCTAAAATATGGCTATTCATAGGTTCTGCACTTTTCAAATGACTTAAAAATTGGGTTTTGGTCGATTTTGGGGTGCGAACTTTTGTGCGTTTCTTGGCCCAGCGTGGATTTCTATCGTCGGATTTTTGCATTTGATTTAAGTTACGCGGAATTTGAATGATTTGTCAAGATTTTTGTTGACTTGATTTATGAAATATGTTATTTGGGGCAAAATGAAAAATAAAGACAAGATGATGTTCGGGATGAAGCTGGGCGTCAAATGGTTTGATTCTAAGGTTAAGTGCCGAAAGTTTATAAACGACCTGCTTAAAGGGCGAGATGGCATTATTGAGGACTATTGGACTCGGGATATTTTATGGGATTTGCTGCAATTTCATCCAAGTCTCGATCTTAAAACCGGAGTAGGATTAAATTATTTTTATTTTGACGAGAATGGCATTTTGTCGATTATGAGGGTTGATGGGAGTTCAGTTGATTTTGGGGTAACTGCATGTTTAGATGGGATTTATGAGACAAATTTAAATTTTTTTAGGAGTTTGGTCAGAGTTCAGGTAGAAGCCTATAAACGGTCGTTCGTGGGTAACGCAAGTTATTTTGATTCTGAGTATTCTGGGACGAAGTTTCATGTTTCGCAAATAAATTGCGATCATCTAATTCCGTTTAGATATATTTTGGATAAGTTTTGTTCCTTAAGTAAGGTTAATTTATATTCACAAAAATTTTTCGAGAATCCAAGTGAGAATCAAATTCTTTTGGATAAATGGTTCAAATTTCATAAGATGTTCCCATTACGGGTGGTTTCGGCCCAAGAGAACGCTTCGGATATCCGAAAAGATGACAACGAGCGCGGAGAAGAGTATTTCCAGCAAAGAATTGATGAAATTTTATTGAGAAATGATTGGATTCGCGACAACCCAGTTTAAATTTGACTTCCTTCCCAAATTCCCCAATAATCCCTTAATTGAACATCGAACTTAAAACCTCTTCCGGCGACAAGATTAAATTCGTAGGTTTGTCTAAAAACAAGGGTGTGGTATGGGTGGAGTTGTTTGGACGACGAAATCACCTACTTATCAGTGACCTAGACGAAGAATCTCGGTTAAGGGTGGTTGCTCTTGAGGTTGAGGCAAGACGAAATTTAACATGAATGACATTGAAATTTACATAGATAACGCGCGCGGGCAAGTACCCCTTAAGGACGCTCTGAATTTAATTCACGCAAAAATTAACGCAAATGAACGCCTTTCCCTCGAAACCGCCAATGATTTGCGTTTAGCTTGCGAGACTCTGCTCCACCGATATGGCGAGTTGAAAAGCGCGGCGAAGGAAGCGGTCAGGTGTGATAAGTTTGGGATTCATTCTGAAGAGGCTATGGATAATCTCAGGAATTTAATCGCATGAAAATCTCTAATAAGTGGCACAATTTCCTGTTTGGTTGGCGGCGCGGAACAGCGGCCTATTTACTAATTTGGCTCGGTTCATTTGGCGGGTTGGGCCAACTTTTAAACGGTGCGGATTCTTATTTGGGAGTAATTTCGGCGTATTGTTTCGTTTATTTTATTTTTCAAGGTTATAAAAAGTGCGGATTTATTGATCTGTGGGATAAAGAGGAATATACTAACCTAAAATGAAGATTTTCTGTGATGGCAGTCGCTTTTATGGATCACAAATCGAATCCATCGAAAAGGGTTTTATTGAACTCGGCCATGAAATAACCTCTCATATTGGGGAAGCTAATCTTATTTATTCGAATAATCCGTCACCAACGCGCACGCAAATTGTTAAGGATATTAAGGAAGGAAAAACAAAAAGGGGCGCGAAATTTGTTACAACAATTTTGGATTTTCCGGAACATTTAGAGCATACCGAATCTTTCCAAAAGGAAATTCCTCAAATAAAAGCCGACTTAAGCGCTGCGGATGCCGTTTGCTCAATTTCAGAATATACGCAAAAAATGGTCAAGCTTAAGTATGGCTTTGATTCAACGGTGATTTATAATCCTATTAAAGACGTTTGCTTATCCCCTTACATCAAACGCAATGTATTTGCAACAATAGTCGGGAGGAAATTTGATCCGAACAAGTTCGTGAAAACGGCAATTCAAGCCTGTCAAATTTTAGGTGTCCCCGAAGAGCAGGTTTTAATGGTGGGAAGCGAATCCGTTGGTTGGGGCAATTTTCAAGGCGTCTTGAGTGATGAGAATTTAAATAAAGTTTACAACTCGGCATTTTTCTCATTTAGTTTAGGCGAAGTGGAAGGGATCAACTTGCCTGCCATTGAAGCCGCTGCTTGTGGTTGCATACCCGTTATTAACTCTAAACTAACAACTAGACAGGAGTTATTTCCTAGTAGCTTGTTCCCCGAGTATGATTCCGTTAATGCAGACCCTGTTAGTATCGCCAAATTTATCGCCAGATTTAGTCAAGATAATGGCGCGAGAGAAGATTTGACGAACAGGCTTACCAACCATTATAATAATAACCTGAAGGATAAATTTAGTGGGCGGTCTGTCGCGCAAAAAATATTAAAAATTTATGAAAATCTCTGAGTTAAAGGTAATTTTAGACGAATACTTAAGTAAGGGTCTTGATTATGAGATCGTAAGCCATGATTTTTATGATGTTGGTTATTATAGTGGTATTGAGGTTGACGAGATTGATTTTTCCTCACCTCAATTTGAAGATTGTTATCGCCAGCTAAAAAGAGATAAATATTTATTGATTGGCGGAGATTCTGATTTATGAGTAAACACCAACACCTCTTCAACTGGCTTCAAGCTAAGTTCGCGCGAAAGCCGAAGATTATCATTCTTGGCGGGGCACACTCTGAAACACCCAACTATTACGCGGAATCTGGCTTTGAACCTTGTGAAATCGCGGGGCAACAGATTAAGCTTAATTTAACGGAGGATACTTCTGGTAGGCGCTGGGTTACGGTTGGGAATAATTTTAGTTTCGCGGGATACTCAACATGACCTATTTAATTTGTGTTAATTATACAAATTCATATGATTTCAGACCGGCTTATATCCCGTTTAACAGTCAACGAGTCGTATATTCCGAGGTTTAATTTATGAATGAATATAAAGAGCCAGAGTTGACTATAGTAGTTTTGGATTTTTTAAAGGAGACCGAAACTCGTTTATGCCTAGACTCAATCAAGCGGCATGTTAAGTTTCCCATAAAGGTGATTTACATGCACAATGGCAACGGCGCGGAATACCCATATCAATTTTTTAAGGAAGGTTTGTGTGACACTCTTATTCAAACGCAAAAGAACGAGGGTTTGGGAATTGGGACAAGAGATACTTTCAATGCGGTTTTTAGTCCGTGGACCCTAAGCTTACAGAACGATCAAGTCATTGGGCGCGATTTCACTCAGGAAGAATTTAATAAAATAAAGCAATATTTTGACGCCGGTTACAATGGGAATATTATTAAATCGGTTGGTCTAGCCGGTCACGTTTGTGGCCAAGGAATTTATAGCGAGAGATGTCATATAATTAAGACCGAATTTTATAAATGGATGGAAAAGGGGCTTCCTTATCATGGTTGTGGGCCGTACCACGATGGTGAATGGAGGGAGTCTTATATTCAGCGGTTATATAAGGCTAATAAGTTAATCCATTTTACGGATTGGCAACCTTTAGTTATTGATAATGGTCGGAGCGCAAAACGACAAAATCCAGATGGGTCATTATGGGAACATAGGCCCGACACAAAGGGGCTTAGATTGATTAGTGGCCCCGTCAAGGAGAAGAATATTTACCCCTTTTTTACAGACGAAGAGTGGGCGAAAGTTATTTCTACGCAAACTTGGCCCGAATGGCAGATTCCAGAACGCGAAAAGGCGCATAGTTTTCATGTGTGGAATTAAATTATAAAATTTATGTTTAGTATTTATGTTAGCTTATTTAATCTAGAAAAACACAACTTTCCTTGGCGCGAAAGTGCCGAAAATTTTGTTCAATTTGCTGGAGAGTCGGGAGAGGTTGTTCTTGCGGTTAACAAATCAGAAGATAACTCCCTTATTTTAGTTCAAGAGTTCGCCGCGCAACACAAAAACGTGGTAGTCATTGAGACTAATTTCTCATACGGAGACATTGAGTTTGACGGAAAAATCAAGAACGCCGCACTTCAAGCTACAACCAAGCCGGTAAAAATTCAAATGGACGCGGATGAAATCATTCCGCTGAGTCAAAAACCGAAATGGGAAATGTATGCGCGCGAATTACTTAAAAACTCGCAAATTGACTGCTGGATGGTCCCGACACTTGATGTTTATGGATCTTTAGATAAAATTCGTTCGGATATCCAAATTGGCCAAAAATTCAGAATCCATAAGGAAGGGTTTTTTCGCGGGGTAATTAATTCTGCGCGAAGAGGGGATAAGATTGACACGTCAAAATCTGATTCTTGTGAAATCATCAATGCCAATGGGGACTTGGCCCGATGCGCGAGTTTTGTTAATCCAATAGTTCTAAACCCTATATTTGCCGATCAACTCTCTGATTATATTTTTACCGTGCATCTCGGCTACTTGAGTTTTGAGCATCGGCTAAATATTAACAACAAGCTATGGAAATCGCATTGGCAACTCAGGTCGGGCCACGAAGAAAACGTAGCCACCTCCATTAATCAACTTGACAAATATCCCTTAGCATTTCACAATCTTCCCCTAATTTAATATGCCCCGCTCCAAAGAGAGAATTAAACCCTTACTAGAGAATATTGAGAAAATTTGGGCCACTCAGCCAGATCTAAGGCTAAATCAGCTCTTATCGGTGCTTGCAAAATTGCATGGCGGTTGGCGCGAAAATGATTTATTTTATTTTGAAGACAAAGACTTATTGACAGCCACGGAGAAATATATGAAGATGCATCAAATTAAGTAACCTATGAAAAATAACATTTTACCAGATAGCTTTAAAGAGTCTTTTGAGAAAGAGGAGTCGTTTAAAAACTTGATGCGTGAACAGGCCGTCACCGAATTTGTTTTATTTACATTCGGAAGTTTAGATGATTTCATTATAAAAGGCGAAAAGGCTCATATTAAAAATTCAGATTACCATTTAATTAAAGGTCGCGGGGATTATTTACTAATATTCCATAATACTATGAGCGATAGATTTAATGTAAATACTCCAATTCAGACAAAAGGGGACATATACAGGGAAATTGTTAGATGGGAGAATATAGAGGCTGGAACCTCAATTAAAAAGCCATCTTTTTTCTCTAGACTTTTTAATTTTTCGCGCGTTTAAGCTGATGATTAAGCCATATCTGGTATTCATGTCAGGACCCGGCGAGGAAATCAACATCCGGGAATTAGTTGAACCCATAAAATCTTATATCCGAGGAGTTTGCGCCCTAATCCATGATGCGGATTCATTTGACGCGGGCTCGCAATACTTACTGAAGGTTAATGATGAATTAGGTGGCGGAAATGTGATTTTTGGCCCTTACACGGGTCGCCATGACGCTAGTCGTAATAGGATTCTGTATGAAACCGGAATCAAAGAGAACGAATGGTACTTACAAACAGATTTACTTGAACATCCCCGTAAGGAATTTCTTGAAAAGGTACCTGAAATTATCAAGCAGAACCCCTCCTTGAATTGCTTATTTTATTACGGGAAACCATATTTGGTGAAATTCACAGAATGGTTGAAATACGACGGAACGCCGCATGAAAGTTTAAAGGGTATTCGGGGGCAGTCAGTGGAGTACTCACAAATTGAACCAGACGAATCAAAAGTGCGGCAAAATATGCGCCCCCTTAAACGGAAAGACCGCCTCCATTTCGTGGGACACTACGCAAAATACTATTTTTTACCCGGCAGTAATCAATGTTTACTTGGACTAGATCATCGCCCAAATGATTCTTTTGAACGGAGAATGGCCTTAAGGGACCATCTTAAGAAATATATGCTAGATAAGGGGCTTGATTTTTCGTTAAATAGCTTCATTGATATGGTCAAACGTGAGGGAATTTATCACGAATTGAAAAAATATATTAATCACGAGAAGATTTTACAAGATGTGGTGAGATTAAATGTGATGAAGGAGACAGATATTCAAGATGAGCACGCATGGACAACGATGAAAACTTATTAAATTTATGAAAATTCCTGTTAATATCTGCCTATTCACAAGCACAAAAGGTCATTGGAATGTCCGCACGAGATATTTTGATACTGTAAACAACTTAAATAACCAAATCCCCCTATCATCTTTCGTGGGTTTATTCGCGCACATTAAAGTGACCCCCGGTGAGGAACAGATTGCAAACGATATGCAGTTAAATTTGGAGAAATTTGGTTTTACCGTAATCAAAACCATTGGCGATTGGGCGCACGGTAAAAATCATCAGGAGGAATACTTGAAGGATATTACAAAAATATTTTTTAACCCAGAAGTTAATAAAACCGAATATTCATTTTTTCTTGAGGACGATTTCGATATTGTTTGTAGAAAAGATAAATTTGTAGATTATATTGCCAAAGCCACGCTAATTTTGAATGAAAATCCCGACATTGTTTCGGTGAGAATCGCACGCGCGGCTAATGAAAGGGAGAGAATTTCTGGTTTGTGGGCGAAACATGGAATTCAATCTTTCGTATCTTTGGATTTAAATGGTTATTTCTTGGCCACGGACTTTAGTAATAATCCTCATTTTATTCGAACTCGTGACATGCGTAATGCAATGATTCTATTAAGAAAAGTAAACGGTTTCCCAATTCATTCGGAACACGGAACAGCGGCGGCAATTAAAGTTTTTAATAATTCACAAATGCCAATCGCCATTTTTTGCCCGGAGGATATCGTTTGCAGGCATCGGGGGACGCCCATTGGCGAGGAAGAACCGAATGATAAGGATATTTTTCTTGACTAAGATAACGTAATCCAATAAAATCTAAAAATGAGAATCGAAAGAGATAATGCGTTAATTTTTGATGATTTAAGCATCATTGCCGTAAAAGCTGACAAGACTGGTTTAGAGTCAGCCCTAAACAAGTATATCCAAACCTGCAATTTAATCCGCGCGGAAATTGGCGATTCGTTTTTCGAGTTGATCATTAAATCCAAGGAATATTTAGACCTTTATGAGGCGAACTCCTTAATTTTTGATTTAGTCGATGAGGTTAAGAGGAATCCGGGTCTGCTCGCATCGGTGGTTGATAAGGCGAATTATTCAAGATGGATTAAAAAGGGGGCTTTGCAGGCTAAGTTCTTCCCCGAGAAGGTTTTAAGCGAACAGAAATATGGTTACGGGGAGGGAAAATGAGTAAGTATAATTGGCCTTTATGTAGTTCTGTTTTTACGTTCTGGGATAAGGTCAAAATTAGCAAATTCCTATTCACGGAAAAAATCTGGACTTATGGCGAGTGGGTGAAAAAGTATGAGCAAATGTGGAGTGATTTTCTTCATGGCTCACACGTAATCATGGTTAGTTCAGGTTCGGCGGCGAATGAGTTGATTGCTTTACGTCGAAAATGGGAGTTACAACAAGCGGGTGAATGGCCGCGCCGAAACAAGGTTGTCGCACCTTGCAACACATGGATAAGCTCGGTCTCTTGCTGGATTAATGTCGGATATGATGTTGTATTCACCGATGTTGCGCCACATAATCTAAACATGACTTCCGAGCATTTAAAGGAGGTTTTCGCCAAGGATACCAACAAAGAAATCGGGACAGTATTTTATACCGCTTTATTAGGATTTTTTGGCGACTTGCATGAGTGTAAACGACTAACGGAAGAGCATGGAGCGCGGTTTTTAATGGATAATTGTGAGGCGACTCTAAGCGGGATAACAACTCATTTGCCCGGTGAAAACACAAATCTCCTAAACTTCTGCACATCATCAACTTCCCTATTTTTTTCACATTTTGTGGTCTCTGGAACCGAGGGCGGGTTAATCGTAACCCAAGATGAGGACGAAGCAAATTTCTATAGAATGATGAGATCCCACGGATTAACGCGTGGAATGCCCGAGAAATATAAAAACAAAGCCGTTTCGCCGGAATTTGACTTTGCGTTAATGGGGTCTAATTACCGCTCGTCTAATTTACAAGCCTACATGGCCAGTCTGGATTTTGAGCGGGGGATTAAGTATTGTCGTAATGAACGAATGAAGATTTTTCAGACCTTTTATCTCAATTTGAATGATAATTTTGAAATGTTTTTTCAGGTTGAGCCCGGTTATGTCACGCCACTCGCTATTCCTATTATTTGTAAAACGGACGAGCTGAAGATTAAACTTGAATTATTTTGTAAGTTAATGGGGATAATGACGAGGCCGATAATCGGTGGGGTGCTATGTGAACATACCGCTTTCAAGGGATTGTGCGACTCGGCTGATTATCCAGTGGCCCTAAATGCTCATAAGCGCGGATTATACATTGGGATTAATAAAAACGTGACAGAAAAAATGGCCTTTGATTTGGCGCAAGATTTAAACAAACTTTAATATGCAATTCAACAACGATTTATTCAAACACGCTGACAATATCGAGCGGGGACAATATTTATCCACGACCTCATTTAAACTATTCGGCCTTAAACTCCAACAGGTCCCAAAAGCCGTATTGAAAATCAATCAGCTACTCAATATGGTCAAATTCGACCGCATTATTGAAATCGGCGCGGGAGACGGAGGTCTGAGTTTTTTGGTCGCATTGTACGCGAAAATTGAGGGGGTGGAATTCCATTCATATGATATTCATGATAAGGGAGCGAATATTGCGCAGTTACGTCTAATCACGGATGGTTTTGAGGTTAAGGATGTCCTATTTGATGAGGAAAACGTCAAGGAGGTCGCCGCAATCATTCAAAAACCGGG